CATTACCTACCCTTATCGATGAGATGTATAGTGAACGTGTCGGCGTTAAGAAAGAAATGATTCAGGCTCAAAAGGCTAAAGAACTCGTCGATAAAAGTGACAAACAAGAGTTATACAATATCGAACGTAAGATTGCCATCGCTGAAAACCAACAGATGGCCATCAAGATTTTGCTCAACTCACTTTATGGTGCGCTAGGTAACCGATACTTCAGATACTTTGATCAACGTATTGCCGAGGCAATTACACTGTCTGGCCAACTTACTATTCGCTGGGCCGAACGTGCAATTAATCTGTACCTCAATTCTGTTCTTAAAACCAAAATGGATTATGTGGTTGCCATTGATACCGATTCGTTGTATGTCAACCTAGGTCCTTTGGTAGAAGCAGTACAACCTAAAAATCCTATTGACTTCTTAGATACGGTATCCAGTGAAAAGCTCGAGCCGGTACTTTCCTCTGCCTATGATGAGTTGTTCAAAATGATGGGTGGTATTGAAGACCGAATGGTTATGAAGCGCGAGGCTATTACTGACCGTGCTATCTGGACTGCAAAGAAACGATACATCCTAAATGTTCATGATAACGAAGGCGTACGTTATGCCGAACCCAAACTCAAGATTATGGGTATTGAAGCCATCAAGTCTTCTACTCCTGCCCCGTGCCGTGAAGCCCTGAAAGAACTATTCAAGGTAATCATATCCGGTTCAGAAGGTAATACACAAAGAGCAATTCAAACATTCCGTGAGTATTTCAAAACGTTACCTCCACATGATATCGCATTCCCACGTGGTGTATCAAAGGTAAGAGACTATTCCAATCGCCAGACGATTTACAAAAAAGGTACTCCGATACATGTTCGCGGGTCACTGTTATTCAACAAACTGGTAAAAGACCATGGGCTGTCTCGTAAATACCCGGAGATTACAAATGGTGATAAAGTAAAATTCATCTATATGAAAAAGCCTAATCCAATCCAAGAGAACGTGATTGCTTTTTCTCAGTATCTTCCAGTAGAATTCAATCTGGAAAAATACATAGATTACGATACTCAATTCGAAAAGACTTTCTTAGGACCTATCGAACCAATCCTTGCTTCCATAGGATGGTCCGCCGAAGAACGGGCAACCCTTGAAGATTTTTTCGGTTAAGCAAAAAAAAGTATGTACATTACTATCAAACTGTGTTATAATAGCACTACAAAATGGAGAAGAATATGAAATTAGTAAGACTATCAAGCGGTGAAGAAATCGTAGGTGAAGTTACCGCCGAGCGTGATAATAGTATCACAATTAAAAATGGACATTTGCTCATTCCGGCAGGTGAAGGTAAAATTGGATTTATGCCATTTGCACCGTATACCAATGCAAAGGATGGTGTCAACATTAGTAATAATTTTGTTGTATTCCAAGTAGACCCGGTACCTGAGCTTGCGGCTCAAGTAAAAGAAATGGCAAATCCATCTAAACTTATTACCCCAAAAAAGCAAGGAATTATTGTATAATGAGTACTAACTGGGTAGCGGATATCGCTGAAATGCATACTAAATATGGTGTGCAAGAATGGGTTAAGAATAACCCTGACAAACTAGAACAGCTTCTGCATTTTCGAGTAGCGTTCTTGAAAGAAGAATACGAAGAAACGTTTAAAGCAACTGGCTTGAAAGATGCGGATGAAATCGTTGATGGCCTTATCGATCTGTGTGTCGTTGCGATTGGTACACTAGACGCGTTTGGCGTAGATGCTCATACAGCATGGGATCGTGTTCATAAAGCAAATATGTCTAAAGAGGTTGGTGTGAAAGAGTCACGTCCTAATCCTCTCGGACTACCAGATCTAATTAAGCCGGAAGGCTGGGAAGCACCAACACATGTCGACAACCTCGGTAAGCTTAACGATATTTGATAGTATCTATGATAACAAGACTCACAAGCGAATGGATTATAATTCGTTTGATGAGCTTGAATCAGTCTTGTATAAATTGGCAAAGTCTAATCAATATAAGGTTAAAAAAGATGCTCCTCTAATATCGCCTGCGACGTACTTATCAAATACCACTCGAGCAAATGACAATGTCGTTTCTTGGGCTGGTTTTGGTATTGTCGATGTTGACGATTATGAAGGGTCTATTGATGACATTCACAAAAAGTATGCTAAGTACAAATATGTGTGTTATTCAACAGCTTCTTCTACAAAAGAAAAACCGAAGTTCAGGTTGGTATTCCCCTTGACGCGGAGTGTAGAACGAGAAGAAATCAAACACTTCTGGTTTGCACTGAATAGAGAAATTGGTGACATTGCCGATATTCAAACTAAAGACCTTTCACGTATGTACTACGTACCTTCGAAGTACAAAGATGCGTACAACTTTATATTCACACATGATGGCGAGATTATGAATCCAACTGAAGTGATGAGTGAGCATAGATATGTGGTACAAAGTGAATCGTTTTTCGATAGGCTGCCTGAAGCTATCAGAAATGGATTAGTTGAACATCGTAAAAACCAACTAACTAATACAAATTATTCTTGGACCGGTTATAATGATTGTCCATTTGTCAATAAGAGACAGGTCGAAGAATACAAAACTATTAGTGGTTCTGGTTGGTATTATAAAATGTATCAAATTATGGTTTCTATTGCCGGTTCGGCCGTGTCAAGTGGGTATCCAATTACCGCAAAAGAGATTGAGTACTTAGTACGTGACCTCGATAATGCAACAGGCGGTTGGTATAAATCACGCCAAGTTCGTAAAGAAGCCGAGCGTGCGCTAGAGTTTATTTTTAAGAATAATATGTAAGGATATATTATGAGTGATGACGAACCTAAATTTACAGAAGAAGAACTCGCAAACTCAAAACGGATTTTTAAATCTGCGACACCAAAATATACTTTAGATTGGTATGTTAAATGGATTGCATCAATCATGGTACTATTTGCTATGGCGTTTAGGTCTGTTGGCGGATATGCAGAATACGATCTGGTTTTATCGTTCTTTGGATGTGTATTGTGGTTATGGGTATCATTGTTATGGCAAGACCGTGCTTTGATTGTTCTCAATGCTGCCGCAGCGACTATGTTAGCCGGTGGATTAATTAGTCACTTTATACCTGGAACTATTCAATGATTATTATTGACGATTTTCTTAACGACTCTCAATGGGACCAATTTACTTATGAAGGGCTTTGGTATACGCCGAAGACTTATGAGTGGTTAAGTGTGGACCAAACCACACGAACCATTTGGGATGAAATCGCTACACATATATGGACACATGTTGACACTAGAGGATACGTCGAGTTAGGTTCGTTCGAAGGAATAGAACACTGGACAAACATTATGAGGCCTGACGCATTTCCGGATTTACCTTTGCACTATGATAAAGATGAATACCTATGGAGAGAAACCGGAGAGATTCGTGTTCCTAAAATGGGTTCGGTTCTTTATGCTCATGATAGTCAACCAGAAGGTGGATACCTTGAATTGAAGGATGAGTGGGGAGTTGCCGAACGTATTGCACCCATTCCGAATCGTTTAATTATATTCCCCAGCGGATTGCCACATCAGGTAACAGCCACAACAAAATTTGATCGTAAAGTATTTGCAACAAACATATGGACCACAAAACCATCGGAAGAGAATTTTGTATGATAACCTATAGTACTAACTGGATGGGTCCTATCGTAACGAAGTGGTATGAAGACAATAATATTCCATATGAAATGGAAACAATATTAGTCAACACAACTCCAAAAGAATATAAAAGATATAAGTCCTATTCATGTGGTCGTATTGATATATACGGATTAGATGAAACAGAATTCTATGGCGGAAAGCACGAGTATGGTCTCGCACCTATGGAAACCGAATCTTGGAATATCTTATCTGAATTCCTACATGAATACCGAACTTTAGAACGGACTTCATACGACGACTTAATTAATGAATTTGAAACACTAACAGGACATGAAATACAATGGCTAAAAAAATGACTACACTATTCCAGTGGATTAAATGGATAACAATCGGATTCGTATCGTTCATAACGTGTATGGTATTCTACTCATTTGGATTTTCTGTAGGTACGTTTCTATTCCTATAGTGTGACACTTTGTCACAAAAATAATGCAAAATAGTTGTGTACATTGACTGAAATTCAGTGTATAATGGCTCTATATAATGAACAAAGTGAAGGCATATTATGACTATTTTGAGACCATCAACAGCATTAGCAGCATTACTAGTAATAACACCACAAATTCCATCCGCGCAGGCACTTACTGTCCTTTCATCAGAAGATGAACAAATTACGTGTATGGCACAAAACATTTATTTCGAAGCCCGTAGCGATAATTACGCCGGCCAACTCGCAGTTGCAGATGTAGTGCTTAATCGCGTTAAAGATTCTCGCTATCCAGATACTATATGTGGTGTTGTAAAAGATGCGGTACTATCAAAGTGGTGGTTAGAAAAAGGTAAAGAAGTTCCAGTCAGAGACAAATGCCAGTTTAGTTGGTATTGTGATGGTAAAGCGGACGAAACACCAGATAGAGATGCATGGGCAAATTCATTAGCGGTGAGTTATACTATGATGTACGGACAACACGGATATCACGGTATCACTGAAGGCGCAACACATTATCATGCCACATATGTAGACCCTTACTGGGCATCAAGCAATCAAATGAAACTCATCGGAAATATCGGTGACCACGTATTTTATCGTTGGAAATAATATGAGCGTAATTGGAATATACAAAGCAATAGTGACCGATGACTTTATTGAACATCGTAACCGTATGGCTCCAAAGTATAATGCGGGAATCTTCGGCGCAGATGCAGAGTTCCCAGAGATGCATCAATGTATAATTGATGATGACCAAACATTATATGAGAAATGGCATTACGACACATACCACACTCCAACATCTTCTGCTTGGGACTATAAGATGTATAGTCACGCTGGAATTCATATTTCAAGAGCAATTCAAAATGTCATTATGGCAGGTAAGACCGATTCCCTTGTAATATGGAGATGGCTTCCAGAATATACTCAACTTGAAGTTGGTATGGAAGTTGAATACGAGATTATGGCGATTGTAGATGCTAAGGAAGCTCTAGCAAAACTAGTCGATAATAGATTTAAATTATGAAAATAACTGTGTACATTACCGCAAAAATGTGGTATAATGGTCACATAAAGAGGAGAATAGTTAATTGAAACACGATCAAGGTAAACCGCCATTTGCTCTTATTCCGCCCGAAGCTCTAACAGAAATTGCTAAAGTATTCGGATTCGGTGCAGACAAATATGGCATTAACAATTGGCGTGAAGATGGCGACCATACAAGTTGGCTTCGTACATATTCGTCAATTCAACGACATCTTAATGCATGGCATGCAGGTGAAGACCTAGACCCAGAATCAGGTAGTTCACATCTAACCCATGCGGCAACTCAACTTATCATTCTGATGATTCATCAAATGGAACATCCAGAAGTCGATGACCGATATAAACCAAAAACGAAGGAGATTAAATAATGAATGTATCAGATATTCGCGAACATTTTATTAATGAACTAGAAGATGAAAACTTCTGTACAGACCGTACCGGAGGTAAAACCATCGAACTTCTTGGAGCATCGTTTATTGCAGACGAAGAATCCATCTTCGGTACAGTTAATACTAAGTATGTCGATGCTGAAATAGATTGGTATTCAAGTGAGTCTACTAATATTAATGATATTTTTGGTGGTGAAAAAGCACCACCTACCGCATGGCAAATGACTGCAAACATGTATGGTGAAATCAATTCAAACTATGGCCATCTCATTTGGTCAGAAAAGCTATATAATCAATATGACCAAGTTGTGTGTGAACTCACAAACAATCCTGATTCAAGACGCGGTTCAATGATTTATACTCGTCCATCTATATGGACTGAATATAACGAGAATGGCAAGAATGATTTTATTTGTACAAACTCTGTTACTTACTACATTCGTGATTCCGCGCTACATTGTGTAGTTCAAATGAGGTCTAACGATGTTGTATTCGGTTATAAGAATGATTATGCCTGGCAGTCATATATACTTTCCGTACTCGCCAATGACCTAGGCTATAACGTAGGTGATATTCACTGGCAAGTTCAGAATCTTCATGTGTATGAAAAACATTTTAATTTGGTAGAATAATATGGAAGACATGTCAATACTAGAAATTATACTGAGTTGGTTTTTAATCATCTTCTTTGTAGGATTTACAATCGCTGGTTCATGGGTTGCAACACTAGAATCTCAAGAAAGAAAACGACAATACCGAAACGGAACGCATGACTATTACGGAAATAAATTAGATGACTAATAAATGGGACAATAGATTCTTGTCTATGGCAAGGGAAATTGCCTCATGGTCTAAAGACCCATCTAAACAGATTGGTGCGGTTGCAGTTTCGGATAAAGGCCAGGTGTTATCACAAGGATACAATGGTTTTCCTCGAGGCATTAGTGATAGTGTCAGTAGATTATTTACTCGTGATGAGAAATATAAGTATGTAGTACATGCCGAAATGAATGTAATATATAACGCTACGTACACTGGTGTTTCATTAGATGGGGCAACACTATACGTCGTTGGATTACCAGTATGCTCAGAATGTGCTAAGGGTATTATACAGACTGGCGTCAAGCGAGTTGTAATGGCTGATGTGGAAGGTGGCATGGACAGATGGAAAGAATCTTGGGAGCTATCCCGATCAATGTTTGAAGAAGTTGGAATACAATATGAATTCAGTGATTACGAATCCGATAAGTAATATACCAGTTAATGCTAAATCCCATGTTCATGGGTGGACCCAAACCTGGCATAGGCAACTAGGCTCAGATATAAACTATAAATGTACTCCTAAAGTAATGGACTATGACACGGTGTATATCGATCATGGTGCTAACTTTGGCGGTACTCTTAATTTATTTGGGGGTGCGGACAAATCAGTATACGATAGAGTTAACCGTATCGCCGCATCTAAAAACGTAATATCTCTTGACCATGATATGCCAGAATGGGGAGAACAGTTTCGAAAAAGAATCGGCGCTGCATCTACATACGAAGGTATTACCGAAGAATGGTGTAAGGGTCTCACGTGTCGATTCAAAAAAACAGAATCACTAAAGCAAGAAGATTTACAAATGGATGGAATTACATTAGGTGATTCACATACTATTGCATTTGCACGAGACAATGATTGTGTTCTACGTAACGATGGTAAGACACTGCACGGTGCTTTAAGACAAGGTCTTCGTACAATGTTTAGAGGTAAACCAATCCGTGGTAACATCACGTTGTGCTTTGGTTCTATTGATATTCGTCATCATCTGTTAAGGCATAAAGACTTTGTGCTAGAAAATCTAATTAAAGAGTATGTCACACAAGGACAGTCATTAGAATTTACTGATGATTGTGATGTATATTATGCAACACCAGTTCCTATTGAATTTGAGGGAAGACGTATACCTAAATCTGGATTCTATAAGAAAGAACCATTCTTTGGGTCATGGCAAGAACGTTACGACCTCACAAACAGATTTATTGATGAGCTATATAAACAGTCAGGCGGAAAAGTTATCCAACCACCAACGGAATGGTATACGATGGACCCTGAGAAATACGCAAAAGAATTTATGGAGCATGGTTCATCATTTCATATCGCTCCGCCTTTTTATAGAAGTAACGATTGGGGAGTAACTGTCTTTGGCTCATAATAAACACGTAATAGATTACACAAATAAAGATGTTAGCAACTTGCTAATGGAAGGGGTTTATGACCGACATGATGCGAAGGAGTATTATCTAAACCTCGCAAAAGATTGGACTGACCCTAATCCAGCACCGGTTGTTAAGGTACACGAAGGAGTCAGAGTATTACGTGACGATTTGCTTGTTGGTTCTAAAGTACGAGGTGGAGATTGTCTTATCAGTTCGCTGCCAGAGAGCATCGATACCTTGGTTTATTGCCAACCACGATTTGGACTTGCAGGCGTATCAATATTAGATGTAGCAAAACGACATAATAAAAAGGTAATGTTGTGGATGCCTTCATCTAAAAGGATATCTCCACATCAAGCGGCATGTATAGAAAGAGGAGCCGAATATGACTTCTTACGTATTGCCGCAATGCCAAACCTCAATGCACATGCAAAGAAATGGGCAGACGAAAGAGATAATGCATACTTTATTCCATTAGGTCTTAAACACGAAATGGTGACCGCTGGCTTTGTAAAAGTAGCATCTCAAATTCCTGAGCCTCAAGATGTATGGACTGTATTATCCACTGGCGTATTACATAGGTCATTACAAATTGCATGGCCTAACGCAACATTCCATGGTGTCGCTGTTGCGCGTAATATGAAAGCAGGCGAAGTTGGACATGATAGAATTATTAGTCATCCACTTGCATTTACACAAGGACTTAAAGAAAAAGACATGCCACCATTCCCATGTATCGCTGAATACGATGCAAAGGGTTGGGCTCCTGCGGTGCAGTTTAAAAAAGATAATCCAGACAGAGACGTATTATTCTGGAATGTTGGAAATGAAGTTGCACCTCAAGACGAAACAATTTACGATAACACAAATTCATATAGGGACTGGTTAAAAAATGAACTCAATACAGAAGATTAGACAAATACTAAAAGACGAAACTCATAGACAAGAGAACACAATTGAACTGATTGCATCAGAGAATTTTGCTTCTGAAGCAGTTATGGAGTTATGTGGTTCAGTATTCACAAACAAATATGCGGAAGGATATCCAGGCAAACGATATTATAATGGGTGTGAACATATGGATGAGATTGAAACTCTTGCCATTGACCTATTGAAAAAAATATATGGTTGTGAGTATGCAAATGTACAACCACACTCTGGAGCTAATGCGAACCTTGCAGTATTCAAAGCGTTTCTAAAACCTGGCGATACAATTCTAGGTATGGACCTTGCAAGTGGCGGACACTTATCACATGGTGCGAGTGTGAATGTATCAGGCTCTTGGTTTGATTCACATACGTATGGAGTTAACGAAGATGGTTTCTTAGATTACGATGATATTCGCAAAAAGGCTCATGAGCTTAAACCAAAAATGATAGTTGCAGGTGCGAGTGCTTATCCAAGACAAATCGATTGGGCTGAGTTTAGAGATATCGCTGATGAAGTAGGCGCATTATTACTTGTAGATATGGCTCACTATTCTGGTTTAATCGCGGGTGGAGTATATGTAAACCCAGTTCCATTTGCGGATGTTGTTACTTCAACCACTCATAAGACACTAAGAGGACCTCGTGGTGGTATTATCTTATGGAACAATCCTGACTATACTCGTAAGATTAACAGTGCAATTTTTCCCGGCACACAAGGCGGACCTCTGATGAATATCATTGCGGCCAAAGCCCAGTCATTTGTAGAGGCTGATACTCAAGGATTTATGGTATATGCCAGGAACGTAGTAGATAATGCCCAAGCTATGGCGGAGGTTTTCACTAAAAACGGATTCAAAGTATTAACCGGCGGAACAGATTCACATATTATTTTGTTAGATCTGAGCGATAGTAAATACTCAGGCAGACAAGCCGCTGATTTACTTGAGGAGAATGGTATTACTGTGAATAAAAATGGTGTACCAAATGACCCGCGTTCATTCGTTGAAACTTCTGGTATCCGATTGGGTACCGCCGCAGAGACAACTCGATTCAAAGACCTTAAGTGGTTTAAAAACTTAGCACAAATTATATCGGATATTTTAAGATGAGCAAACAATGGTTAAATGAAGAAGCCCTAGAGGTATTATCACACTACTACTATCCTCGTGCAAGATGGTTACAGAATAGTTGTAACTGGGGTAAATATGCATACGATAGTGCCGAAGCAAATAAGGCAGTGAATGACCCTCTTATGCAATCAATTGATATTTACGATTGTTTTAGTAGAGATGCGGCAGGCTTTTCTAATGCCATACAAGACCTAAAGTTCATGAAAGATACTCCAAAAGCTCATCATCATGATGAGGCTCGTCGTAAATTAATTGAGGGTTATGATACTACGGGTTGGGATTTAAAGACTTGGTTCTACGTTTATCTGTGTCATCGTATTACTGGTTCTGGTGCATCGTTTACACGTGACCATGGTTATAGAAATAATGCAATACAGTATTGGGGTAACCTACGTGATATAAAAGATATGCAAGACCATATGACATATACTAAAACAAACGGTAAACCACTGTTTACATCTATTGGTAACCAACCCCCATCCCCACGTAAAGGTGTTTCATGTCTTGACTTTATGGTAAATGAACTTGAACCGCTCATCGATAGATTTATTGAATGGCTTCATATTGGCGGTAAGAAAGGCCATAAAGAAATCGTAGATTATTTGAATACATATAACCTAGAACAAGGGCACAAAAGATTCAATTTCGTATACGCCGCATTTTCATATGACCTAGGTGACTATCACAAAGACTTAGTAGACCATATGTCCCATGGATACTTTGGTAACAATGCTATCCGAGCCATGAAAGTATTAAGTCGTGGATATTCTACTGATGACTTTATGGATATTCTTCTTGAGCGTATGGGAGGCGCACCCCGAGATAATGAAGATGTTCTTTGTGACTTCGTAAGATTCGGTCAAAACTATGTCCCACGTAATGATAATACATTTGACCATGTCGCTGAAGATATCACCAACAATTCTGGTTGGGTATCTGGGTGGGAACAACGTCAAGGCAAACCGAGAGATTCTGGTATACAACTAGATGCATTTATGTAAAAATAGTAGTGTACATTACGATCAAACTGTGGTATAATACACCATACAAACAAACTGGAGAAAGATTATTATGTCTGTAATGGATAAATTAAAAAAGAATTCCAAAATTAAAGGCACCGATTCACTAGCGGACAGTGTCTACTTTGGCGAAAAAGATATGGTTGCAACCGATGTACCCATGGTGAATGTTGCTCTATCTGGAGACCCTGACGGAGGATTATCTTCTGGGTTGACTGTACTTGCTGGCCCATCCAAACATTTTAAAACATCATTTGCTTTGCTCATGGCTGGCGCATATATGAAAAAACATAAAGATGCAGTGATGTTATTCTATGATTCTGAATTTGGTTCACCTCAATCATACTTTGAGGCTTTTGGTATTGACACGTCACGGGTACTACATACTCCTATTGCCAATGTCGAACAACTCAAATTTGATATGATTAGTCAATTAGAAGAGATTGACCGTAAAGATAAAGTTATTATTGTGATTGATTCTATTGGTAACCTTGCATCAAAGAAAGAACTTGAAGATGCATTGAATGAGAAGTCAGTCGCAGATATGACTCGTGCAAAAGCACTCAAAGGTTTATTCAGAATGTGTACTCCGTATCTTACTATGAAGAACATTCCCATGCTGGCAGTAAACCATACCTACCAAGAGATTGGTTTATTCCCTAAAGCTATCGTATCAGGTGGTACAGGTATTTACTACTCGGCCGATAACATTTGGATTTTAGGCCGTAGGCAAAACAAGACAGGAACAGAAGTTACAGGTTATGATTTTATTATTAATGTTGAGAAGTCTAGATTCGTTAAAGAGAAAAGCAAAATCCCTGTTTCGGTTTCTTGGGACGGTGGCGTTGAGCGTAACTCTGGTTTGCTTGATGTGGCTCTTGCAGGAGGTTATGTTGTCAAGCCATCGAATGGTTGGTATAATGCAGTAGACCCAGATACTGGTGAAGTGATGGAACCTAAAGTAAGAGAAAAACAAACTCGTACTGATGAGTTCTGGAAACCTATCCTGGATAACCCTAAGTTCAAAGACTTCCTAATTAAACAATACCAAATCGGGCACAAATCAATAATTGACTTTGACCCTGAAATTACTGCAAATAACGGTGTACAAGGCGCACAAAATGAGTTATAATAGCATATCAGAAGATGATTTTAGTTTAGTAGAAAATTTAAGTGAAGACTTCTATGGTGTAAGACTGAAGGGTGGCGAGTATGACGGAGTGATTGTCATATATGGTGCTGTCTCTATTAAGATGCCAGAAGAAGGATCGCTTGATGAAAATGCAAACCTAAAATTTAATTATAACATTAAAGACTCAGGTAGATATCAACCGGACCAGTTAGAAAATGATGCGGTGTTTCAAAACCACCTAGGTGACGTACTGAGTTATATTATTGTGACACAACTTGACAAGCAGGAGACATGCATTGGCCGACCACAGGAATGATTTATCAACTCACATACTGTCCCATCTACTAAATAGTGATGAGTATTGTCGTAGAGTTATTCCGTATTTGCAACCCTCATACTTTGAGGGTCCGGGTAAAATAGTATTCGATATGATCGTTGGCTTTGTTGCCAAGCATAATAAGCTTCCAACGAGTAAGGTACTTCAACTAGAACTTCAGAAGGTAAACGCTGACAGCGATTTGCTTACAGCAACCTCTGTAGTTCTAGATGAAATCCATACACAGACCGATGTTGATACTGCATACCTGGTTAAAGAAACCGAAAAATGGTGTAGAGATAAAGCAATCTATGCCGCTATCATGGAATCTATTCAAATCATTGATGGCTCTCACAAAGAGTTTAATGATGATGCTATTCCAGAAATTCTTTCTAAGGCTTTGGGTGTCAATTTTGACCAAGCAATTGGCCATGATTATATTGATGATTCCGATGACCGTTTTGATTTCTATAATCGTGTTGAGGAAAGAGTTCCCTTTGACCTTGAGTACTTTAATAAGATTACAAAAGGCGGTTTGCCTAACAAGACATTAAACATCTGCCTCGCTGGTACAGGCGTTGGTAAATCATTGTTTATGTGTCATATGGCATCAGCCGCATTAAAAGAAAATCGCAATGTTCTGTATATCACAATGGAAATGGCAGAAGAACGTATTGCGGAACGTATCGATGCTAACTTGATGGATGTTTCTATTGAACAACTTGAGACACTACCTAAGAATGTGTTCGAAGGTAAGATTGATAAGATTGCAAAGGGCGGTGTAGGTAAGTTAATTGTAAAAGAATATCCTACAGGTTCTGCAAACTCAGGTCACTTCAGAGCATTACTAAATGAATTAAAACTGAAGAAGAACTTCAAGCCTGATATTATCTTTATTGACTACTTGAATATTTGCTCATCATCACGTATGAAAGCAATGGGTGGTTCAATCAATAGTTATACATATATCAAAGCGATTGCTGAAGAACTTCGTGGTCTTGCGGTTGAGTTTGATGTTCCATTAGTATCCGCAACACAAACTACACGTTCTGGTTTTTCATCATCTGATGTAGGACTCGAAGATACTTCAGAATCCTTCGGTCTACCGGCCACTGCGGATTTAATGTTTGCTCTTATATCCACTGAAGAGATGGAAGAGCTCGGCCAGGTTATGGTCAAACAACTTAAGAACCGATACAACGATCCTACTAAATACAAAAGGTTCGTACTTGGAATCGATAGAAGCAAAATGCGTTTATACGATGCAGAAGAATCGGCACAACAAAATATCATGAATGACACTAGTAGTCATGATACAGGCCCTGTGGCCACATGGGGCGATAACGAGAGAAAAGATTTCTCTAACTTTACAGTCTAAGGAGACAACTATGGAAAATATTAAAAACTATGTTAAAAAGATTCTAAAAGAGAGAACATCTCTTGATGGAATTACACTGATTGCAGTGTGTGGTACAGTAATCCTATTTGGTGGTATCGCAAAACTATTAGCGTGGGCTGGTTTGGCTTACGGTGTATTTACACTATTGAAAAGAGAAGGCTAATCAATTGAAAATTAATCTAGTATCATATTCACAACTTCCCCCAGAATCAGAATCGGAAATTGCAGAGAACGACCTTTTGCAAATTGTTGCATATTGTGCTAGGGTATCTAATCCCAGCAATCAGAATAATTCTGAGACCGCTGAGAAATTGGTTAACTATTTGGTTAAACACCAACACTGGTCACCACTTGAAATGGTGTCAGTATGTATGGAAGTAGAAACTACTCGGGATATTGCCCGGCAGTTTCTACGCCATAGGTCATTCTCATTCCAAGAGTTTAGTCAACGATACGCAAACCCAACTACGGATTTAAGCTTCGAGGTGAGAGAACCTAGAATGCAAGATCCCAAGAATCGTCAAAACAGTCTTCCAATGGACGAAGACGAATACCAAAAAGTTACGCGAGCGTGGTATGACAAACAACGCCATGTTATTGATGCAGCCAAGGAAGCATATTCCTGGGCAATTCAGAATGGTATCGCGAAGGAACAAGCAAGAGCCGTTCTTCCAGAGGGTAATACCATGAGCCGCATGTATGTGAATGGTACTCTTCGGTCATGGATTCACTATTGTCAATTACGTATGGGCAATGGTACTCAACAAGAACACATGGATATAGCCAGAGCATGCGCTGAAGTTATCCTAAGTATCTTTCCTACCACTCAATTAAGTACCTTATAACCAAAAAGTGTGACATTTATGTTACATATTCCATAAAAGTATAAAAAAATGGCAAAAAGTGCAAAATAGTTGTGTACAAACACTTCAAACTGGGGTATAATGGTTACATAAATTGAGATAAGGAACTATATTATGAATAACCAAAACAACGAATTGATGACTAAATGCCAAGAACTCTTAGACGCAATGTCTATGGATTACACTCGGTGGACTGAACGCGCTAAAGGCGATTTTTCATTAGTCACTCCCCCTACATATCACCTTGAAGAAGGTCGAAACTATATAAAACTTTTACATGCCAAAGAAGACGGTCGTCAGTCGGTTTGTGGTTTTGTCGTTAAGAAGTCACCACGTGGTGTTGATAATAAAACTAATCAACCTTTCCAAGTCGGTGACATGTTAATGGCTGCCGGTTATAACGCTCCGAGTAAAAACTTTGCTCGTGGTAATGTATTTGATTTGAATCCTAACGCAGTCCGTTGGACAGGAGTATAATATGAGATTTAATAAATTTGACGCTAATATGGCTTTACTTGCAGAGCAATCAGTCCGAGACGGAGAGCAACGATACACGGAAGACCAAATCCGTGCTATGGTTGGTGCTCCGACGAGAGAAGAATCAGAACATTGCATTTGTGGTAAATCACTGGAATATGTTCAGATGAATTCTGAGTGTTATTCACATATGACAAAAGGATACTAAGTGTGGCTTTAAGAGCTTTCAAAGAGATTACAAAGTGGGATATTACAACTCCTAATCACACGTATATCCTTAACGAGCAAGACCAACTTGTTGGATACATTAAAACTGGAACAAAAGAATATATCCAGTTTAATAAACCGATGAAACAATTTTCAAAGTCTCGTCGTAAATTCAAAGAGTTGATACCTGTTAAAAAATATATTGGAGATACATTATGAGACACGCAAAACGCTTTTCAGATAGTTACATTGGAACATACGATTATGCCGATGCAGGCGGAATGCTAGAAATCGAAACAATTCGTGATGCGGTGAAAGCCGTAAACAAAATTGCAGTGCAGAAAGATAAGTTCGCGCTAGCAAGTGCCAAGCATAATCCAGATAATGATGAGTACATTGCGACGTTCAGACGTAGTCCTCGATACTATGTTAAACTGCAAGGACGTGGTCCTCGTTCAAAACCTGCTTTGGCGGCAGGACGAAAGTCTTGGGCATTTGACCAATCACTCCCATTAAAGTATGCGGAACGTGTTGATGTATACATCTACGAAAGGTAAATGATAATGGAACCTTTTCAATATTTTACAATATGTGCCGTAGGCGTTTTTGGATATTTTTATTCCGCATACGCGTATCGATGTGGTAAGCGTGACGGTGCTGAAGATATGATAGACCTTCTTGCAAAACAAAAATATATTAATGTTGATTGTAACGGGAATGTAACATCGGGAGATAGAAAAGTATAAATAGTAGTAACAGTAGAATAAATTCGAGGGATAAGTATGATGTTTAAAAGCTTTGTAGATTATGACACAGCGTTAATAACGCTAACTGAAGGCTTGATTAGACTCACTCCAGCACAGTTAGTAAAACCAAATGGAAAGACTGGAGAAGCCCGATTAGATATTCTCGCACGTCTCATCAAAGACGGTAAACCATTAGAGTTGGCGAACGGCGGTACATTCGTCGTCGTTGACGTAGAATCAGCATTAGAACAAATTAAGAATTGGAACGAAAAAACTCCAATTGCTCTTAAAGGCGATAACGACAAATTCATTACAACGAATGACCTAGGTAAAGGTAAGGTATTTGGCGGTGCAATGGGTGGTGCTGGAGGCGGTACACTCAATACTAAATTGACCGAATCACACCAATGCGTTGTACTTCAAGCCATGCTAGACTATGGTACACAGTCTATGGAGTTCTTCCAAGACGATAATATTCTTAAAGCGGCATATAAAAAAGTAGATGTAGATGCTACAATAGATGAAATACTATCCGTAGATGATAAGTGGTTCGCTTCATCGTATCTTTCTGCCCAACATATCATTAAAGAAGGATACGTCAATAAAAACATGAAGTTTCACCGTGGTTCTAAAACCATGATTGCAGTGTACCTTACAAAGAATAAAGCATTTAAAGCCAATGGCTTCTCCAAATTCAGCGATGATAAATGGAATCCAGGTGATATCTGGGCAGTTGCAAATGATTTTAAAATCTCTGAAATTAAAACTGATTCAGTCCGTTCACTAAATAAATCTATTCTTGAGTTATTCAAGGATAAGCGCCTTGTTGGTATATCATTAAAGTTAGTAAAGAAAAAAGCAAAATCCAAAGAATATAATATACAAACTCCACCTGATGTTGACGATCATAAGTTGAAAAAAGTATTACTTCAGGGTGAAACCAGAGGCGATTTCTGGTCCTCAAAAGGTGGTAGTATTATATACGACGTTGGAACAATGAATATTAAAGACAACTCGTATCAAGGTACAAATAAAGTTGAGATTAAAGGTAAAACAGCCCGAGGCGGTGGTGCTGGTTGGGGAATGATTGTAGATGCTTCAAAGCAAGTATTCAGAAAAGGTATTCCAGAGCATAAATCGATTAAAGACCTTTCTAATAAGATTGCTAAAAAGAAAGATAAACGCTCGATTGAAATAATGTGGAAATTGTATAACCATTTTTACAAGAACGAAGGCCGAGAAGACTTTGATACAAACCTAGCAACAAAAGATGCTGGATGGGTATCTGCAAAACTTGGTGCGTTATACCTATGTCATGCAATCGATATAAATACTGGTACTAAAGCAAATCGTTTTATTACAAAGATAATTAACTACGCTGGGTCTAAGTCAGAAGATTCTAGTTCATACGTAAAGGTGTACGAATAATGTTACAATTCAAATCTTACTTGTCTGAGGCGGCTAATAAGAATACTCACATGACACATATTGAGGACTTAGTCCTTGATGGCGGAGTAAAAGGTGCACGGCAAGCCATTCTTGCACTTCGGTCTCTGCGTGATATGTTAGCCGGTAATTCTAAATCTAAAGTCGACGTAACAGTAAAATGGGATGGCGCACCTGCAGTGTTCGCAGGCAAAGACCCATCAGATGGACAATTCTTTGTTGCGAAAAAAGGTATCTTTAATGCAGACCCTAAGGTATACAAAAATCATGATGATATTGATGCTGATACAAGTGGAGACTTAAACACAAAACTTAAAGTAGCATTTGATACATTAAAAGACCTCGGCATTACAAACGTTATTCAAGGTGACATTATGTTCACCAAGGGCGACTTAAAAAGCGATACTATCGACGGACAAAAGATGACAGTGTTTCATCCGAACACAATTGCTTATGCTATTCCTGTAGGCACTCCATTAGAAAAACAAATTAAGAAAGCGTCTCTTGGTGTGGTGTGGCATACAACATACGAAGGTGCTACGTTTGAAACAATGAAAGCTTCTTTTGGTAAAGAGATTGTACCTAAGCTTAAATCAAGCTCTAAAGTATGGATGCAAGATGCTACCCTTCCTGATATATCAGGATCTGCCACAATGACTAAAGCAGAGACTTTGGAATGTACAAAACATTTGTCCGATGCAGGTAAAGTCTTTAATAAGATTTCTGGTTCGACTCTCAAAGAAATTGAATCAAATAAAGAGTTGAATATTATTATCAACACATATAATAATACTAAAGTAAGAGCGAACGAGCGTATTACTAATACTAAGAAGCATGTAGATGGATTAGTTGATTATGTTAACCTCCGATACATGAAAAAAGCCGATAAGCTCAGTACTGAAAAAGGTAAAGCAAAGAAATTTGCGGAACGCGATGAAATTCTTAAATTTTTCTCTGCCAGTAACAAAAAAAATCTAATAAATGTGTTCGATTTGCAAAATTTTATCGTAGATGCGAAGCTAATTATTATAAATAAACTAAACAGTCTTAATAATATTAATACGTTTGTTAAGACGAAATCTGGATTTAAGGTAACCAACCACGAAGGTTTTGTTGCCATAGATCGTATGGAAGGTGGCGCTGTTAAGTTAGTTGATAGATTAGAATTCTCTACCAACAACTTCAGTAAAGATATTATTAAAGGTTGGGACTCACCAAGTCGTTAATCTTTAAATGGGAACCCAAGGATAAGAATAAGATGTATACTACATTCAAAGATTACATTCGGTGTGAGACCGTCGAAGAATTCGACAATATGGTCGACACAAACGAGGCTCTTACAGCCCAGCAACGAATGAAAATGAAAGCAACGTTTCGCAAGAACAAAGCAAAAATTGCGCTTGGTAAAAAGAAAGCCGCAAAGAAACTTGCCTCTCCAGAAAAACTCAAAGCAAAGGCTGACAAACAAGCCCGCAATATTCTCACAAAGAAAATCCTTAAGGGCAAGGATAAAGCCGAGCTATCATTCGCTGCTCGCGCAGACCTCGAGAAAAAACTCGCTAAGAAAAAAGGCGCAATCTCTAAAATTGCTAGAAAGATTCTCCCCCAAGTTAAAGCTGCCGACAGAGCTAAGCTAAAGAAAAATAAAGGTGAGGAAAAATAATGGAATATAAGTCATTCGGCCAGTATATTAATGAAGAAACTAAAGAGATTACATTTACATTCGGTAGATATAATCCACCAACTAGTGGCCACGAAAAATTATTTGATACTGTTAAGAAAACTGCCCGCGGTGGTCAGTTTCGCATATATGCATCAAAATCAAATGACCCCAAGAAGAACCCTCTTAATTTTAAAACAAAGGTAAAATACCTACGTAAAATGTTCCCTAAGTATGCGCGCAATATCATGAATGATAGTGACGTTCGTACAGTATTCGATATCCTAACAAAATTATATGACCAAGGGTTTACTAAAGCCCAAATGGTTGTGGGTGCAGACCGACTCGCTGAGTTTGATAAACTACTTAATAAGTACAATAACGTTGAAGGCCGACACGGCTTTTATAACTTTATTGGTGGTGTAAAAGTAGTATCTGCCGGCGAACGTGACCCTGATTCTGATGACGTAAGCGGAATGTCAGCCTCTAAATTGAGGGCTGCAGCTTCTGTAAATGACCTTGAGTTATTTGCAAAGGGAATGCCAAAAGGATTCAACGGAGCAAAAGAATTATTTAATGCTTTACGTAAAGCTATGGGCCTAAAAGAATCATACAACCATCGTAAACATATTCAACTTGCGCCTGCTTCCGAAGAACGAGAAGCTTATATCGAAGGCAAACTATTCATTGAATCAGATTTAGTCACAATCAAAGAAACCAATAAAAATGGTGAAGTGATTATGTGTGGTACTAATCACGTATTGGTTGAATTCGAAGATGGAACAAGGAAAAAGTTCTGGTTAGATGCAGTAGAAAAGCTTGAAGAACAATCTGGTGCCGGTGAAGAAGGTAGTGATGAGTTAGTCAATACGTATATAGATGCAACTCCTGGCCAACAAACTTCTACACTCAAGTCGTTCCTTGAGATTCAAAAAGAAATCACAGAAGCCGAAAAATCAAACGAACCATATCATAAAGGCCTTGCCAAGTCTACTGGAAATAAGCGTGATGCCCAGTTTAAGAAACAAGCAAAGATGGCTGATGATGACCCAGATGCATATAAACCAGCTCCTGGAGATGCTAGAGCAAAAACTAAACCATCTAAACATACTAAAAAATACGCAGATATGTTTGGTGAAAATTCAGAGGCCGGCTTAAAGAAGAAAGCCGATGCAACCGGTATGTCTCTTAGTATCCTTAGACAGGTTTATAACCGAGGCGTTGCTGCATGGAAAAGCGGACACCGTCCTGGCACTACTCCTGAGCAATGGGGTTATGCAAGAGTGAATAGTTTTGTAACTAAATCTAAAGGTACATGGGGCGGGGCTGATAAAGACCTTGCTGCAAAAATAAGAGGATAGAATGAAAAGGTTTAAAGAATTAAGATTAGAGGCTGCTGATCCTAAAGTTGGTAAAGCTGTTAAAGGTTTAAATGATCTTGGCAATAAAATGAAAGGTCGCGATCAGAAAGACATAAGACGTATCGAAAAGCTATATAGGTCTGGTAATAATAAATTATTCCAAGGTGCTATAAGAGCGTTGGATACAGATCTTAGAGACCAAGTTATGGATATTTTTGATGCCTTAGGTATGGTTGATAAAGGTGTTATTGGATAGCATTATGAAAACTTTTAGTCAATACTTTGCTGAAGGACCTGGTAAAAGCGAACCTTGGGAAAAAGGTTTCGAACGCAGAGTAGTAAAGACTACAAAGCCAGAACACTTAGAAAAAGGCTTTAAGTGGAGAATTAAGGGTAAAGATAGAAATGAGATATCAATCAAGCTTTACAAGAATAAGCCTGATTTTGAAGAGTTTAAGAAACAAATGAAAAGAGTAGCGGGGCATGAGTTCGGTGGATAATTTTAAAGAGTGGTTGAATGAAGGCGTTAATGATCCTGCAATCTTTAAAGCCATTTTTATGGCTGGCGGACCAGGTTCGGGTAAGTCCTACGTTCAAGGTAACGCAATTCCATCTTCTGCCGGATTTAAGGTGATTAATTCGGACGACATATTTGAATTAAAAATGAAACAGGCCGATCTTGAACTTGACCCTGAGACGATATATAGCCCGAAAGGCCAAGAAATAAGACAAGCGTCTAAGAAAATTACTGCGGCTCGTATGCGCATATACCTACAAGGTCGTTTAGGATTAGTCCTAGATGGTACTGGTAAAGACCTTTCTAAAATTAAAAAACAGGTAAAGGTGTTAAGAGAATCTGGATATGATTGTTATATGATATTTGTTAATACGTCAGAAGAAGTAGCATTAGATAGAAATGAAAAAAGACCACGGAAATTACCGGTCGAAGACGTAAGTAAAATGTGGAATGCGGTACAAAGAAATATTGGTGCATTCCAGAATTTATTTGGAAGTAATAACTTTATGATAGTCGATAACAACAAAACTAATGATAAAGTTATGAACATGGCATATAAAGATATACAAAAATTTAGTAAAAAACCAATTAAGAATTTCATTGCTAAGCAGTGGATCGAAAACATGAAAGCCTTAGCGCGGAGTAAAAAATGAAAAAGTTTAAAGAATTAAGAGAGAGACTTGACCCAGAAGAATATGTTGTAGGGTCAGAAAAGTCTAAATTCGGAGGCCATCGGGCTGAAATTAAAAACAAAAAAACTGGTAAAGTGATGTACCTTGGATCAGTTGGTTGGAAATCACCTAAAGACGCCGAAGCTCATGCTCAAGCATACCTAGATGGATATGCTAGAGGGGGTGACCGTGGTGCTCAAAATAAATCATTCGATTTCATTAATAAAAATGGTTCAAAGGTTGTTAAGGAAGATGTTACTGAAGCACTTGGTAACGATAACCCGAGCCATAGAGAAAAGCCTAGAATGGATAAAGATGGAACAGTCCATAATATTCCAGGTAAAAAAGGTGGACTATCTGCGTATAGCATTAAGCCAAGACTTGATGGAAAAACTCTAAAGTTTGGTACTGTCGATCAGGAAGGTAATATCAAAGTTATGACAGTTCAAGAATTAGCAAAGGTATTAAAGTAATGTCAGAATATAAAACAATGGGCCAGACGTATCGTGACGTTACTGAGGGGAGTGATGATATCAATGAAGCTCCAATCGTAATGGATATTTCTGGTGCAGCAAAATTAATACTGAAATACTTAGACACTGACATTAATTCTAACCGAAATAATGAGAAGGGTCAAGCCCTTCTTTCTAATCTGGCCAAACTAGCCGGACTGAATGCAACATTTAAAGGCCAAGGAAAAGGTCGCGTATTTGTTTGGGATCCTGCAAAGAGGAAAAAACTCTAATGAGACACGTAGTAGAATTTAAGGATTATATTGTTGAACATTTCGGAATCTACGAAGGTGTTACCGTACCTTTAGATTCTCCAATGATTCAAGAAGAGCGAGAGCCAGAGTTAAATTCTCCTAAGAGGTCTGATGGTAAAAAGAAATACGTAGTTTATGTTAAGAATCCGAAGACTGGAAATATTAAGAAGATAGAATTCGGTGATGAAAAAGGCGGACTATCTGCCAAGATTAATGATCGTGATGCGGCTAAGAATTTTGCATCAAGACATAATTGTGATACAAAGAATGATAAGATGAGTGCTGGATATTGGTCATGTAGGCTTCCACAGTACGCTAAAGAGTTGGGGTTACAAGGTGGCGGAGATTACTTCTGGTAGGAATGTCAAACCTTACGTCGACACTAAAAACGTAAGGACATTCGACCATACACAAGGCGGATATTTCTGGCACCGTGATCCAGAAGACCGTCAATTAAAAGTATTGAGCGGTGATGGATGGCAATTCCAATTCGACGGGTGCCTTCCATTATTGTTGCGTGAAGGAATGGAATTAGATGTACCGTACGGGGTATATCATAGACTAATAAAAGGTACAACGGACCTAAATGTGGAGATAACCAAAATGGCCCAACCGGACAATAACAATCGATTAGATCGAATCGAGGATAAGCTTGACCGCTTATCGGACGCGGTAGTTTCCCTAGCTAGGGCTGAGGAAAAAATTGCAGCGATCATGGTAAGTGTTCAAGCACAAAACGAAACGTTGATTGGTTTAGGCCGTAGGATTGACTCCGTTGAAGTGAATACCACTAAGAATACAACTAATATAAGTACAATTAGTAAAATGTTTTGGATATTAATAGCGGCAGCAGTCGGTACAATATCCACAATGCTATTAAATCTATAATCAAATAAGGAAAATTTTAAAATGAAAAAGATTACACAAGAATTGACTGCCGCTGCTACGCTTATCCTAGAGGGTAAAAAAGTAAAGGTAGACGAAGTAAAATATCCTCACGATATGTTTCATCCAGAAACTGGTGAGAAAAAAGTAGCCAAAGATGAAGCCGAGCACACCGCTCTGGCTGATAAGGGTTATACACACGATAAGCCTGAGGTTGATGAAGTTGCTGAGCCTGAAGCAAAGGGTGAAAAAGACTTTAAAGCCAAGCATGTCGTTAAGAAATCTGGTGCCGAATCTGACGGTACCATTGTAAAAGAAGAAACTCGTGAATCATATCACGACTATATGGCACGTAGAATCAAAGAAGATAACGTGGATGTATTAGGCGAAGCATATAATAAGGCGAAAGAGTTAAGAAGCATTAAAGCCATGAGGGATTTATATAATAAAGCCTCAAGAACAAAATTTGGTGTATCTGATAATGACTCGGAAGCACTGAATAATATCAATATGGCTTTAGACACTCTATCTGACGCGATTGCTGATTACGAAGATGAAATTGCAGACGGAGTACACGAAGCAAAAATGATTGAAGGTGTTATGTCGGAAATTGACCAAATGATACAAGATGGTCATACTGCAAAAGATATCGCTAAGAAGCTTAAAGTTGATGTTAAGTCCATTATGAAAATCACCGGCCTGAAAGAAGAGGCTGAGTTGTGTGAAGAATGCGGTAAAGTCCATGAAGGCAAATGTGATCCTGTTGGAGAAGAATCTGAAAAACAAAAGAAATATCAGGCATTCTTCAAGAAAGCACTTGCTAAGTTTGGCGTTAAGTCACCTTCTGAGCTTGAAAAAGATAAGCGTAGTGAGTTCTTTGATTACATCGATGCGAATTACGAGGCAGATAACGAAAGCGACTAGTCAAATCTAATATTTAATTAGTAATATATACTACATGATGAAAATATTTGACGCACTTACGAATAAAAACTTTGCGCTCTTCGCCGCTAACCACTATAATAATCCAGAGTGTGTTGACGTCGAAGAGTTCAAAGAAGACTTAAGCCGATTTAAATACTTAAAGAGGCTGTTAAGACGATACGAGGTTGATGGTGATCTACAAGAACGATTAATTATCAATCATCTTATTGTATTATATAATGTATTCGGGATTGAACCCACGAATAGAATGTTGATGTTTAAAATACCAGAGTCTCGACTCACATATATTAAACCATTCATGCTATTCTTGAACTATATCCGGGATACAGACCTTATTGACGTCCCTATGGATGATATAATAGTAGAGAGATTGAGGAATCTATAAATGCAAATAAAAGAAGGTATCATATCGCGCTCCGCAGATTTGTTCTATGCGTTTAGATTCCTTAAGCTTCTTACGACTCCATGGGAAAAAATGACGGCATATGAGCAAGGAGTCATTGACGCAAACGGAAAAGTTATTAAAAAGCCGTCTGAAAGATCTAATGAGGATAAGTCGTCATATACTGTATTTCATAAATTAGTATTCAACGTTAAGAGACTGTTAGGAAAGCTACCATTTGGTAAGACTAAACTTGCTAGTTATGCGGCTGCGTTATTTCTAATTAAAGAACATACCGGAATGTCCGAGGACCGGATTAGAAAAACCCTCGAAGATATTTTTGATGAACCACTCGATACAACGATTTCAGAAAATACTTGGTATGAGTCTGATATTGGTTTGTCTCAGGGTGTATACGTACTAAGAACTGACGTAGTATCGCCGATAACTGGTGATACTATTGCAAAAGAAAATAGTAAAGTCGTGGTGGAATCTACAACTCCTCCAGTAACACGTTTTCTAGGCCACAATATCTATGAAGTACTTCACGCCAAAACAAAACAAAAGATATATATTACTAATGGAGATATTTCAAGATGAAAAAAACATTTAAAGACGTGTGGGAAACCGCCGCAAATGCTGCAGGATCGGGTGAAGTTTCAATGCCGGCCGACGTGCAAATGGATAAAGAAAAAAAGAAAAAAGAAAAAAAGCAACGCTTGTACGACGGTAGAACACGCGAAGGCCGAGAAATGTTTAGAAGAATCTTAGCACGTAGGGAAGCAAGACTCAATGCTGAGTAAAGTATTAATTGGTATGATGCTGATGATGGGCATCGGTGGATATTTTTATTATACCACAACCAAGGCAGAACTAATAACATTGCGTGATTTGAATAAAGCATATGAATTAAAGATTGACACTCAAGAAGATACTATCAACAGAATTCAAAACTCATATGCAGTTCAGACAGAATCACTTAATGAAATAATCCAACAAAACCAAGATATCCAGGCTGAGATGACTAGATACTTGGATATATTTAAAAGACATGATCTAGCAAAAATCTCTGCGGCGAAACCAGGGCTAATTGAAACTAGAGTTAATGGAGCTACAAAAGATGTATTTGACTCACTTGAGAATGATAGCGACTTTAGTATTACTGACGTCAGTAACTAGTGGTTGCGCCTTACTAACTCCAAAACCGATTCCGGTTGAAATTAAAACAGTACCCGTTAGAGTTCCAATCACTCAGCCTACCTTACCACGTAAGATAGACATGAAAGAACCGTATTGGTTTGTTGTGTCTGAAAAGAACCTGGATGAATTCCTCGCAAAGAATAAGAAAGAATCAAATGGTGTATTCTTTGCCATGTCGGCAGGGGACTATGAATTAATGGCGTATAACTTACAGGAGATTAAGAGGTACGTAAAAGAACTAAAAGCAGTTGTAATATATTATAAGAAGGTGACAACATACGAAGATGAACCAGACAATGAAGAGAATAGCGGAGGCGATAATGCCACAACCACAAACAAAGGGAACTGAGTGTACACTTGGTGAAATAAGTCTTATCGCGGCTAAATTAGCCCAGTTGGCTTACAATAATCACGATGACTGTAAACCTATAGTAAAGCAATTAGGTTTTACATCATCAAAACTATTAGCAAAAGATGGAGCAGAGTGTCTAGTTGTTCGCAACAGGTACGATATGTGGATTGCTTTTAGGGGAACAGAACCTACAAAGTTTAATGACGTCATGGCAGACCTGAAGGTCTTTAAGAATAGCGCGATAGCCGGCGGTAGGGTACATGGGGGATTTCAAGATGAAGTCAATGATCTATGGCCATTCGTACTTGCTGAACTAGAACAGAACCAGCAACTTAAAAACCCAAAAAACGTTTATATGACTGGACATTCACTCGGCGCGGCTATGGCTACAATTAGTGCCAGTCGTTATACTCCTAAAGCATTATTTACATTTGGGTCACCTCGCGTTGGCGGTGGAAGATTCATCAAGAATATAGATTGTGAACATCACCGATTTGTTAACAATAATGATATTGTAACTAAAGTACCTCCCGCTGCACTTACATTTAAACACCATGGAACGCTTCAATATTTTAATGCCTATGGTAACCTAAGAAGACTTACAGGGTGGCAAGCGGTGAAAGATATGTTTCGTGGTATATGGGCTGGATGGAAACGTGGAAAATTCTTTGACATGCTAACAGACCATTCTATGATTAAGTACGTTGAATACATAGACAATAATAAGGAGGATATATCATAATGTATTGGTTTGTTTTAAAAGCTATGATGAGTAGCATTATCGGAAGTTCATTTTATCAATGGTGGCAAGGTACTCGTATGGGTATCTGGTTCCAAAAGCACGTAGACGCATTCATGCAACATATCGCAACTAAGTACGATATTGACGTTGCAAAGAAAGATGCAAAATTCCAAAAACAATTTCCACTCATAGCGGAAAGACTCAAACTATTAGAAAACGATAGTCATCCTCCTGTCGCACCTAAAGGGGCAACAGAATTAATCGACCGCATTAATGCAATTAGTGCTAGGCTCGACGAAGTTGAAAAATCCAAATGCGGTTGTACAAAAAAATCTTCAAAAAAGAAAAAATAGTTATGTACATTCACAGTTAACTGTGGTATAATACATACATAATAACACAACATTTTAAACAACGCAACCCGTTAGGATAATTCGTAATGATTTTAAACGTCACTAAAAGAGACGGAAGTCTCCAACCGTTCGACCTTGAAAAAGTGCATAAAGTATTAGAATGGGCTACTGACGGTATTGCCGCAGTGTCCATCTCACAGATTGAACTAAAAGCTAACATCCAGTTATATGATAAGATTCCTGCATATGATATTCATGAACTACTCATCAAGTCATCCGCAGAACTTATTTCTGAGTCAACCCCAAACTATCAATTTGTCTCTGCCCGGCTAGTCAACTATAAGCTTCGGAAAGAAGTATATGGTGACTATAAGCCATGGCCACTGAGAAAAATCATTATTGAAAACGTTTCAAAGAATATCTACGATGGTGGAATCATGGAGTCTTATACTTCTGAGGAAATCGATGAACTAGATGCTTATATCAAACATGAACGTGATGACACATTTACGTATGTTGGTATGGAACAGTTCCGTGGTAAATATTTGGTTCAGAATCGTAAGACCAAAGAAATCTATGAAACTCCACAGATTTTATATATGATGGTTGCGGCAACATTGTTTGCAAATTACCCCAAAGAAACCAGAGCACAATACGTTAAGGATTATTACGATGCAATCTCACTCTTTTATATCTCACTCCCAACACCAATCATGGCAGGTGTTAGAACATCGACTCGTCAGTTTTCTTCATGTGTTCTCATTGAATCAGGAGATTCTCTTGATTCCATTAATGCTACTGCTACGTCTATAGTAAAATATATTTCGAAGAAGGCTGGTATTGGTATTGGCGCTGGTTCTATTCGAGCCGCTGGTGCTCAAGTAGGTGACGGTTCTATTGTTCACACCGGTTTAATTCCATTCTTAAAATATTTTCAGTCCGCGGTAAAGTCTTGTTCACAAGGCGGAGTACGTGGTGGCGCCGCAACTGTTTATGTTCCTATGTGGCACTATGAATTTGAAGACCTTGTTGTATTGAAAAACAATAAAGGCACTGAAGAGAACAGGGTCCGTCATATGGATTATGCATTCCAAGTAAATAAACTGATGTATGAACGCTTATTGAGTAATGGTAATATCACATTCTTTGACCCGAACGATGTACCAGGTTTATACGATACATTCTTTTCGGACCAAGATAAGTTTAAAGAACTTTACGAAAAATACGAAAAGACTCGCTCTATTCGTAAGAAGACAATGACTGCGGTTGAAGCATTCTCTCAGTTATTGAAAGAACGTAAAGATACTGGACGTATCTATGTAATGAATGTTGACCATGCCAATGAGCACGGTGCATTTGACCCTGAGGTTGCACCAATTCGTATGAGTAATTTGTGTGTAGAGATTAATCTTCCAACTAAACCATTACAATCATACGACGATGAAGATGGTGAAATTAGTCTATGTACATTGTCGGCAATCAATTGGGGTCTCATTAATGAACCATCAGAGTTTGAGAAATACTGTACTCTTGCGGTTCGTGGTTTAGATGAACTTCTTGATTACCAGGAATATCCGGTTAAAGCCGCATACAAATCTACAATGGCACGTCGACCGTTAGGTGTTGGTATTATCAACCTTGCATACTTCCTAGCAAAACGTGGTATGAAGTATGATGAGTCTGCATATGAAACAGTAGATGAATACGCCGAAGCATGGTCATATTATCTCATTAAAGCATCGGCCGATCTTGCTAAAGAAAAAGGTAAAATAAGTGCAAATAATGATACAAAATATGCCCGTGGAGTGTTTCCAAATGATACATATAAACGTGCAGTAGATAGTATAACAGAGCACCGGGTACGTCTTCCGTGGACTGAGTTGGGTTGCCAACTAAGAGAAACAGGCATTCGTAATTCCACTCTCATGGCGTTGATGCCAGCAGAAACAAGTGCACAGATTAGTAATAGTACGAATGGCATTGAACCTCCAAGAGCCTTGGTATCATATAAACAAAGTAAAGATGGGGTCATGGCTCAGGTAGTCCCTGGGTACCACCACCTCAAAAATAAATATGACCTATTATGGGACCAAGACTCTCCGGATGGTTATCTGGCTATCTGCGCTATTTTGCAAAAATACGTTGACCAAGGAATCAGCGTTAATACTTCCTATAATCCTGCGAAGTTTGAAGATTCAAAGATTCCGATGTCAGTGCTTATCAAAGACCTAGTAACGGCTTACAAGTACGGTCTAAAACAACTATACTATTTTAACACCCACGACGGTGCGGGAGAGATGACTGATACGGAAACTCACCACACGTACGAGGGCACTTCTCCGACTGAGGTTGAAGAGGAAGACTGCGATTCATGTACAATATAAAGGTAACAAATTAATGGCAAGTAAGAAAAAGTCCCATCTTAGCAAAAACATGTTTCTTGATGAAGCGGTTGACATTGCAAGATACGATCAATTGAAGTATCCGGAGTTGGATAAAATTACAGAAAAACAATTAGGTTTCTTTTGGAGACCAGAAGAAGTAGACGTATCAAAAGATAAGAAAGACTTTAATGACCTTAATGAGTTTGAGAAGCATATCTTCACAAGCAACCTGAAGCGTCAAATCTTATTGGATAGTGTACAAGGCAGAGACCCGGCTATTTCGTTTCTACCAATCTGTTCTTTACCAGAAGTTGAGAACTGGATTTTAACATGGACTTTCTTTGAAACTATTCACTCACGTTCATATACTCACATCATTCGTAATGTGTATGCTAACCCGTCTTTAGTCTTTGATACCATTATGGATAGTCAAGAGATTTCAGATTGTGCGCAAAGCATTACAAAATACTATGATGATTTGGATAATCGTAATAAGGTATCACCTGGACATGGTTCATATGCTCACAAGAAAGCAGTTTATATGGCTATGATGGGTGCAAATGCATTAGAAGGTATTCGCTTTTACGTCTCATTCGCATGCTCTTGGGCTTTTGCAGAATTAAAGAAGATGGAAGGTAACGCAAAGATTATCAAACTGATTGCACGTGACGAGAACGTTCATCTTGCGGCATCAACTACTATGATTAAACGCATGGTAAAAGAAGATAAAGACATGGCGAAAATCGCTAAAGAATGTTCAGACGAAGTAGAAAAAATGTTTGTTGATGTTATTGAACAGGAAAAAACATGGGCAAAATACTTATTTAAAGATGGTTCAATGATTGGACTAAACGAAAAACTTCTATCAGATTATATTGAATTTATTGGATGCAAACGAATGCGTTCATTGGGTTTATATTGCCCATACTCTGTATCCAAGACAAACCCATTGCCTTGGACAGAAAAATGGATTGGTGGTAGCAACGTTCAAGTTGCACCACAAGAAACAGAAATCACCTCGTATATTTCAGGTGGTGTTAAACAAGACGTGTCGGCCGAAGGTTTGGCTGGCCTTAGCTTATAGGATTATATAATGTACAATATCGAAATTTATAGTAAAGACAATTGCCCATACTGCAACTACGCAATTCAAAAAGCAGAATATATGAGTGTGAGCAAAATAGCAACATATAAGAAATTTATGTTAGGCACAGATTTTAATCGTGAAGAATTACTAGAAAAGTTTCCTAATGCTAAAACGTTTCCTCAAATCATAGTCGATGGTGTATCCATTGGCGGTTGGACAGAATTTAATAGGGATTACTAATGGCAAAAACTCAAAGATTAGAAATAGATTGTGACGCATGCTTTTGTAGAACAACAATACTATACAGTGAAGCTCCTCCAGTTTATTGTCCGGTCTGCGGTGAAAAGCAAGAAGAACTTTATGATTTTTCAGATGAATTGGATTTTGAAGACTAATATATAAGGGTATGACAAATAAATGGTACTATCAAGGCACAGAATACGAACTCAACGAAGAATGCAGTCACAAAGACGTGTACGGTTTTGTATACATGATAACGAATCGAGCAACGGGTCGGAAATACATAGGCAAGAAATTCTTTTGGAGCCAAAAGACCTTACCGATAACCAAGACTCGAAAGCGTCGAAAGAAAACACTAGTTGAGTCAGATTGGAAAGATTATTATGGGTCTAATAAACATCTAAACGAAGATGTTGAAAAGATGGGCCCAGAAGTGTTTTACAGAGAAATATTGCACCTATGTAAAACAAAAGGCGAATGCTCATATATGGAAGCAAAAGAGCAATTCGACAGAGAAGTGTTGTTGACGGATGATTACTATAACGGTATTATTCAGATTCGACTTGGCGGTAATGCAGTTAAGAATATTATTAAATAGGATATATTATGTTAGAAACAATATGTGAAGTGATGAAGCATTCATACGATAAAGGTATGATTAGTACAAGAGATGGCAATGTGTCTATCCGACACGCTGATAGGGATCACTTCTATGTTACGCCTTCGGGCATCAGAAAACCTGTCATTCAATATGACATGTTTAAAAAATTAAAAGCCGATGATTGTGAAGAGATGTATTTCACTGATATCGCATCAGGCTTAAAACCTACCGGCGAATTGCCTCTACATTGGGGATTACAAAGAATCATTCCAACAGGATGTCGAGTAGTACTACATACTCATCCCACATATATCGTAGCAGCAATGCATGCTGGGATCCAGTTAAACGAATTGGTTGAGTTATTCCCAGAACTTGGTAGATATTCTAGAGTGGCAGAGAACGTACCTGATGTTCCACCTATCAGCCAGGAGTTAGCGGAC